AAATTTTCTAAGCATAATATCCTTTCTGTTTATTAGGCAACGCCTAGCCAGAGGGCGACTAGGCGTTAGCCAACTATTTATTTAATCTGATATTCTTTGAACCTTTGCATCAATTCAATCAATATATCCAGTTTCTTTTCAACTGGTGATTGAGACTTACGATACTCGTCCAATGACTTATACTTATCAGGATTAGCTTTAACATAAGCTATTCTTTCTTCTGGAGTTTTCGTAATGTAATACGACTTGAACTCCATACTTGTCTGTTTATCTGACATATTATCTCCTTTCGATAAAAGTTATTTTCGCTAGAACTAATAACTTTTAGATTGTTTAGACATATCTATATATCTCAGTACTTGTATAACTGATATAACAGATAACAATAAACCAGCCCAGAATGACACGTGTATCATAATTACAACACTTACATTAGCCATTATGAACCAGAGTAACAAGGCAAACAATATCATTATTTACCCATTTTTTCCTGGAAGTTCTTTAGGAATGAGTATCCCATATAACCACCAGTCAACTGACCTATGATTGTAATAGTCAACCATATAGCCAATAGAGTTAATACATACGTTTCTAACATATTATATCCTTTCTGTGCACCTCGACATATTTGGTCGAATTAGCACTTATTTGTATGTCCATTGATATTTAGACAATCATGTTCGTCAGTAATATCAACAGGTTAAATCATATTCGGTAATCAACTAATCAATAGACAAGCTAGAGTTAGCCAATTACCAAACATATATAACAACAATTTTCTGTTGCTACTGGCAACAGCAGAAAATTGTAACAACAAACAAGAGACAATCGCAACAGCGATTGACAATAGTGAAAACAGTGGGTTTTGTTTTCACCCCATGCAATGTCGACAGCATGTCGATAGTGCAAATAGGGGGGTTTTATACAGCTAACAACTAAGGAGGACACATGGCAATACCTTTTGCAGCTGGAGGAGCAGCAATGAAAATGTTAAGAATGCTCTACAAGGCAAAAAAAAAGACAGGTACAGGCTCGAAAATAGCAGCAGATTTTGCAGCTAAGAAGGGTTTTACCAAAACTAGCTCGGCTATAACAGGAACATCGCAGAAATTACACAAAGGAACTATGAAAGCTAAAGAATTAGCTAAAAAGTATCCGAAAAGTGCAGCTGCGATTAGTGGAGCTGTGGCTTTTGATATATTTGATGACGATTAATGGCTAAAAGAAAGTTTACGGACTTTATACCACGAGAAAAACCGAAAAAAAGACCTCGAAGGCACACAAAATCGTTAAATAAACATAAAAAAAGATCGTATAAAAAATACAATAGGCAAGGAAGATGAAATATCCACTCGGATTACCATATACCGTTATAAAAGACTTTACTGGCTTGATGCCAAAAGTGTTGAAAAAACGTAGAAAGTTTATTAAAGACCTTAAAGATCCTAAATTTAGAAAAAAAACTAAAATTATGGGATATAAGGAGGTCTTATAATGGCATCACCAAAACCAAAAAACCCAGCGTTATACGCTAGGGTCAAAGCCGAAGCTAAACGTAAGTTCAAAGTATACCCAAGTGCATATGCTAATGCTTGGTTAGTACGAACATATAAAAAGCGTGGTGGCAGATACTAATGGCTTACAGGGGTGGTCTACGAAAGTGGTTCGCAGAGGACTGGAGAGACGTCAAAACTGGTAAAAAGTGTGGACGTTCTGGTAAAAAGGACAAAGGTAGACCATATCCTGCGTGTCGACCTAGAGCTGTCGCTGGTAGAATAAGTAAATCAGAAGCTCGTAAGAAAACTGGACCAAAAAGAGTTAAATGGTCAGTAACAGCATCTGGAAGGAAAAGAAAGTAATGGCTAAGACACCTGCATGGCAAAGAAAAGAAGGCAAATCCAAAAGTGGGGGTTTGAATAGAAAGGGGATAGCGTCATATAGACGAGCTAATCCTGGATCTAAGCTCAAAATGGCAGTAACTACTAAGCCATCAAAATTAAAAAAAGGATCTAAAGCTGCAAAACGTAGAGCTAGTTTTTGTGCTAGAATGAAAGGCATGAAACGTAGACTTACTTCTGCAAAAACAGCTAGAGATCCAAATAGTAGAATAAACAAAGCATTAAGAAAGTGGAATTGTTAAATGAGTAAAAGTCTTGAAAAATTAGCAGATACTATGATAAGATTAACTCCTGAGGAATCTCAGAAGTTAGCTTTGATCATTAGAGCAAAACTAATGCCAGAAGTGGCAAAACAACAGCAGCAAGGATTATTACAACAAGCCAATAATCCAATGATGGCTAGAATGGGGCAAAGACCAAATATGAATTTACCTATGCCTAATACTAGAATGGCTGCACAACAAGGCTTGTTACAAAGATAGGAGAAACACTATGCCAATGGTTGGAAAGAAAAAATACCCATACACTAAAAAAGGTAAGATGGCTGCTAAGAAAGCTGCTAAGAAAAAAGGTATGAAAGTCAAAAAAATGAAAGGATACTAATGAAAGCAAAAATGGCAGGTAAAGCTATGCTTACAGCTAAGCAAAAAACTTTACCAAAACAATTACAAGACAAAATCATTAAATCCAAAATGAAAAAGAAAAAGAAGAAAAAATAATGAAATACCCAGATATTATAGGATCTAGCGATAAAAAGTTTAGAAATTATAGCTATGGAAAAAGACCAGGAAAAAAACTGGTTAAGTATTCTCCTACAAAAGCTAAAATAAATAAACTTAAAAGTTCATTAAAAAATATAAGTTTAAAGAAAGGTGTTGTTAAAGGCATCAAATTTGGTACTAAAGTTGCAACAAGTCCAATATCACTAGGTCTTGCTGGTGGTGCATTAGCAGTTAAAGGATTTCAAAAACTTAGTGAAAGAAAAGGACTAACTTTCCCTGAAGAAAAAAGTTTCAAAAAAAGTATTTATAGACAACAATATGATGGAAGAAGATAAAAAAGAAACTAATCATGGTGGAAAAAGAGAAGGTGCAGGTAGACCTTTAGGTTCAAAGTCTAAAACACTTTGGAAAACTATGGAGGATATGGCATCAAAATACCAACATTCTCCTTTAGATTATTTATTATCTGTGTTAAACAATCCTGCAAGTTCACCTGAACGTAAAATGTATGCAGCAGAAAAAGCAGCACCTTACATTCATCCAAAACTTGCAAACACAACATCTAAGATAGGAACAGATGAACCAATCCAAATCAAAGTCCAATGGGAAAAAGAAAGTTAGGATAGTAGAAGTTCCATACAAACCAAGACAATATCAAAAAGAAGTACATGATAATTTAAAAAGATTTAGTGTACTTGTTTGTCATAGAAGATTTGGTAAATCAGTTTTATCTATAAACGAATTAATAAAAACAGCAGCAGATAAACCTAGAGCTTTATGTGCATTTATAGCTCCGACATATAGACAAGGTAAATCTATTGCTTGGGAATATTTAAAATTTTATACAAGACCACTAATGATGTGGGGTGGAAGTAGGAACGAGTCTGAACTTAGAATAGATTTATTCAATGGTTCAAGAATACAAATTTTCGGTGCTGATAATCCAGATAGCATAAGAGGTATGGGATTTGATGGAGTTGTCCTGGACGAATATGCAATCATGTCTCCTAGAGTATGGACAGAGATTATTAGACCAGCTGTTGCTGATAAATTAGGTTGGGTTTTATTTATCGGTACACCAATGGGGCACAATCAATTCTGGGAAGTCTATGATTATGCACAGCGTGGTAATAAAGATTGGTATGGGAAACTATATAGATCTTCAGACACCAAAGTTATTCCAGAGGAGGAACTGGAGCAGGCACGTTCTATCATGACACCAGAACAGTATGAACAAGAGTTTGAATGTTCATTTACAGCTGCTGTCTCAGGAAGTTATTACGGACGTCTGATAACTAAAGCTGATAAAGATGGGAGAATCGGCTACGTGCCTGTAGATGATAATGCAGGTGTAGAAACGTGGTGGGATTTGGGGATAGGAGATTCAACTGCAATATGGTTTGCACAAAGAATTGGAGAAGAAGTACATCTAATAGATTACTACGAAAATTCTGGTGAATCACTTGCACACTATGTAGATGTACTAAAAGAAAAAGATTACGCTTATTCATCTCACATAGCACCTCATGATATAATGGCTAGAGAACTTGGTACTGGTAAATCTAGATTAGAAGTTGCAGCAGATCTAGGATTAGATTTTGAAGTAGCACCAAAACTAGAAGTAGATCATGGAATAGAATCTGTACGTAATACATTAAAAGACTGTTGGTTTGATAGAGAAAAGTGTAAACAAGGATTAGATGCATTACGACAGTATAGAAAACAATGGGATGAAAAAAACCAAGTGTTTAAAAATAAACCACTACACGATTGGTGTTCACACGCAGCTGATAGTTTTAGATATGGTTGTGTATCTGAACCATTAGATACAACAGAATGGGATAAACCAATTAATGTAGATACAAAATATGTAGTATGAAAAAATCGAATCAAGAAATATTATCAATCGTTAGTAGAGAGATTCACAATGCATCAGGATATATTGGTGGTGAGCTAGTTGCTAGACGAAAGAAATCATTAGAGTATTATTTAGGAATGCCTCTTGGCAATGAACAAGAAGGTAGATCACAAGTAATATCTAATGATGTTATGGATACAGTAGAAAGTTTAATGCCATCTCTTATGAAGATATTTACTTCTGGAGATAATGTATTTAACTGTGAAGGTGTTGGACCAGAAGATGAAGAAATGGCAAGACAATGTTCTGACTATCTTAATTATGTATTCTATAAACAGAATAATGGTTTTACAGCATTGTATACAGCATTCAAAGATGCACTTATACAAAAGAATGGTATCTTAAAAGTTTATTGGGATAATTCACAAAAGACAGAAAGAGAAGAATATACAAGATTAACAGATGATGAATTCAATGATCTTGTTGCAGATTCAGAAGTAGAAGTAAAAGAACATACTGAGTATGATGAACCTATAGTAGATGATAGAGGTGAAGAACTAGATAAAATTAAATTACATGATGTTGTAATACATAGAACTAGAAAGTATGGACAAGTAAGAATAGATCCAATACCACCTGAAGAATTTTTAATTGAAAGAAGATGTAAATCTATAGATACAGCTAACTTCATTGCACATAGAACTAATAAAACTAAAACAGAGTTAGTTGAAATGGGTTATGATCAAGAGTTAGTTGATTCACTACCAACAGGTGATCCTGATTATTTTACAGAAGATAAGTTTGTTAGACATCAAAACATAGACTTTTCACATGGAGAAGCTGATGGTGATGAATCTACACAAGATGTATTACTACATGAGTGTTATGTAAGAATGGATATCAATGGTGATGGTAAAGCAGAGCTTCTTAAAATTTGTGTAGCTGGTGATGCAAAAAAATTATTAAGTATAGAAGAAATGGATACAATGCCATTTATATCTATGACACCAGTTATCATGCCTCATAGATTTCATGGTAGATCTATTGCAGAGCTAGTAGAAGATATACAATTAATTAAATCTACAGTTATGAGACAAATGTTAGATAATATGTATCTAACAAATAATAATCGTGTAGCAATACAAGATGGTCAAGTAGCTATGGATGACTTACTTACAAATCGTCCTGGAGGTATAGTTAGAACTAAACAACCACCAGGAAATGTAATGATGCCTATACAAGCACAACCAATTACAGAACAAGCAAGTGGTATGTTAGCTTATTTAGATTCTGTAAAAGAAACTAGAACAGGTGTAAGTAGAACATCACAAGGATTAAATACAGATTCTTTAAATAATAAAACTGCAACTGGTATGAACCAGGTATTAACTCAATCTCAAATGAGAATGGAGTTGATTGCTAGAATATTTGCAGAAACAGGTGTTAAAGATTTAGCACTTAAAATATTTGAGTTAATATGTAAATATCAACAAAAAGAAAAAATTGTAAGAATTAGAGGTAAGTATATACCTATGAGACCTTACGAATGGAAAGACAGAGTTAATGTAACTGTTCAAGTAGGATTAGGTTCAGGATCAAAAGAACAACAACTAATCCTTGTAAATGCTATACTGCAAAGACAAATGGAAGCTATAAACTTACAACAAAATGTTTATGGTCCTATGGTTAATCTTAGAAATATATACAACTCATTGAAAAAATTAGTTGAAAATGCAGGTTTAAATAGTGTAGAACCTTTCTTTATGGATCCAGATGTAGGTGCATCGCAGATGCCACAACTGCCTCCTAAACCACCAACTGAGTTTGAAAAAGTAACTCTAGCACAAGTTCAAGGTGAAAACCAAAGAGCACAGTTAAAAGCTGAAACTGAGATTAAAAACATAGAAGCTAAAATGAGAGAAGCTATGTTATCATTTGAGTTGAAAATAAAAGAATTAGAGTTAAAATATGGTGGTAAGATTGACGAGATGGAATTAAAACGAAGATCTATGTTAGAACAAGAAGATCTTAAAAAATCTGGTGATCTTATGAGAGAAATAATAAAAGGACAAAACCAATTCTTTAATGGACAAAGAAACACAAATCAGACAGGGCAAGAGAGCAGAACAACTTCTGAACGATCCCCTACTAAAGACAGCATTTGAAGATCTTCTTGAAATATATAAACAGGAAATCTTTAATACAAAATTCACTGAGAGTGATAAACGTACATACCTTTGGGTAGCGTACAATCTTGTAGATAAAATAAGAGGTCATCTACAAAGTATCATGACAAGTGGAAAACTATCTCAGGACGAGATAGATCAATTAAATAAAAGAAGTTAAGCTAACGCAACTTCAAATTCGTCAACCATGAAAGGAACGATATGGCAGAGCCACAAAACATACAAGGTGCAGCTGAAAAAATTTCAGGATTATTGAATCCAAAAGATCAACAAGAAACTGAAACTAAAACAGAAGAACCATCAGAGTCTAAACCTGAGACACAGGAAACCGATAGTAGTCAAGTAGAGTCTGAAACAACTACACAAGAGGAGACATCTGAAAATACTGAGGTAACAGAAGAAACACAAACAGAATCACAAGAACCTAATCTCCACCAATTAAAAGTAAATGGTCAAGAGATAGAGGTAAGCCTTGATGAACTGAAAGCTGGATATTCTAGAGACTCAGATTATAGACAAAAAACTCATCAACTGAGCATGGAAAGAAAAGACTTAGATGTT